CACCAGGCCTGGTCGCCAACTGCGGGAACACGCGCTTCATCACTCCGGTTCGCATCCCCTGCGCACCGTCACCCGCGATGCGGCCCAGCCGCGCACGCGACTCCATGGCGGCTCCAGCCTTCGACGCACCGAGATTCCCGATCCAGAGATTGCCGAGCGCATCGCCGAAGACGACCTGCGGATAGACGCCCGAGAAGAAGCGATCGTTGAAGGGGAACTGGCTGATCTGGAACGCCTGCGGCAGATCGGAGAAGCGCAGCGCCGTCTCTCGGTAGACCGCGCCCACCGCCGTGACGGCGGGCACCTCGCGCTGCGTCGCCGGCGCCTCGCGCGCGACGAACCGACCGCGCGAAAGCCGCTCCTCCTCGATGTAGTGCGTGACCACCGCCTGCTTCGGCACGGCCTCCGCGAGCCCCGACGGAATCGTGTCGGTCGCCGACGGGAAGATCCAGAACACTTCGCCGTATTCCTCGGAGACGTGTGCGATGGCCTGCTCTGCGCGCCCCGAGTCGAACGCCTGCGCTGCTGCGCGCAGCACATGCGGTGCGAGCGGAACCATCGACGCGCCGTCGAAGCGATACGACTGATCGTGCGAAAAGAACTCATGCCAGTCTGAGAACTGCGCGATGGCGCGCATCGACCGCGGACCTCGGTTATCGGCAACCGTGCGCTGCACCCATTTGAGCGGGTCGCCCACGAACTCCATGACGTGAACGGAGCCGATCTCGTCTCCGCCCTTGTAGACGACGACGTTCTCGTGGAGCCGACGCACGGCAAGGATTGCCGCGTTGCCGCGGCCGACATTGAATTCACCTGCCTCGAGCGTCGTCACGTTCTCCGGCGTCGCGATGGCAGACGTCCGCACTTCGCTCGGCTTGAAAACGCCGCTTTCGATGAGCGCCCCGTAAAGCATGATGTTCGACGCTCGCGTGAGCGTCCGGCACTTGAAGCCGAGACCCGTGAGCAGCGTCACCTGCGATGCCGCGCCGTCCCACTTCCACACGTCGTCGACGCCGTTGGTTCCGAATAACAAATCGGTCGCGCCCGGCGCATCGGGAAACATTTCGACATCCCAAATTCCCGTTGCGCCACCTGTAAAGACGCGCCGAATCGTGTACGCGACGCCAGCGACGTTGCCCGGCGCGCTCGCAAGCACGGCGTTGACACCCGAGACTGAGACGAAGCGAGTCCAGTCCGTGACCGGCACTGCCGAGACCGGCGTTCCGGTCTGCCCCGCGACGCTTCGGTGGAGGTAGTCCCCCGCCTTCGCGCCTGCGGCTTGAATGTCGATCGAGAACGTCGCCGCGGTCCCAACGATCGTGACGGTGCCCGTTTCGATCCGCGGATTGAGATACTGCACATCGTTCGTCGCCAGCGTGTAGCGATAGAGATCCCGGTCGGTCCCGAAGACCGTCGTGCGCGCGCCGAGCCGCGAGGTGTGTGTCCCCACGAGAAGCACGGAGCGAGCTTCGAGATTGAGCGTCGACGAGGCGCCGAAAGGAAAGTTCTGGTAGCCGCAGTTCTCGTTCGTGACCGTGCCGCGCTCGAGCCTCACGTTGAGCGAGTCCGCAAATCCGCCGCGCGGAATCGTGAGGCTCGGTCGATCGAGATAGACCCCGCGCTCGAGCGGAAAGAAGATCTGCCGCCGATCGACTTGCGCCGACTGGAGGTTGATCTTGGCCCACGGCGGCCGGGCCATTAGGCCGTCTTGATGAGGGCGGTGAAGATCCCCGCCGCAACAGACTGCGAATTGTTCGACCGGCTGCGTGCTTGCACCTTGTACGTGTACGTCACGCCGGCCGTCGCATTGAAGAGGTCGATCGGCATGGCCGAGTAGTCGAAGGTCGAGCCGCTGTAATCGGGATGGCTCGAGCCGGCTTCCTGGCCTACGGCCACGCCCCCGCGATGCAGGTTCGCCTGCAGCATCGACTTGTTCGACCCACCCGGCCCCGCCGCCTTCACGATGGCAAGCGCGAGAATCTGCCAGGTGCCGCGCGCTGGCGTCACGACGTCGAGGCTGAGATCGGCCGAGCCCGCGGAGTTGCGCACGTACGCATAGGCGTTCGTGTACGCGAGCGCAGCATCGGTGCTCTCCGCCTTTTGCAGCAGGAGCGGGGGCCACAGGTCGACCCACGCGGCGCCGGTCGAGCGCTGCACCACCTTGTCGTCGGTGTTGCCGTAGAGCAGCCCGAGGTTCGCCGCTGCCGCAGCGGGGCGCGCCGCTTGCGTGCCGCTTCCGACGCCGAAGAGAATCCAGGCGCCGCCCGCGCGCAAGTAGAGTGCGTTGGTGTCGGTTTCGAGCCAGAAAAGATCATTGTAGAGCGACGCACCCGCGAGCGCGGTGCGCGCAGCTGCGTTGCCGACGCCGAAATAGGCGAGCGTGCGCTGCCATGCCGCACCGTCGTAGCGATCGACCGAACGCGTGTCCGTGTTGAGCCAGAGTGCCCCCGTCGGAACCGTTGTCTGCGCGTCGCGCTGCGCCGTCGTTCCGACGCCGTAGTCGAACACGTCGACCCATGCGCTTGCCCGTCGGTGCTGAATCCCCGGAAACAGATTGGCGGCGTTGCGCAGCCAAAGCGACCCATTCGCGGGCCAATCGGTGATGGCATCGCGCGCCGCAATCGTCCCGCTCGGAATCACGTGATGCGCGCTCGCCTCGTCGTGCTCGACGATCCACATGCTCTTGAAGTTGGACCGATGCGTACGCTCGTTGGCCGGAAAGGCCGAGACGAGGGACGCGTCCGCCGGATTCGTGATGTCGACGGAGAAGGGCACCTAGAGATCCTCCCGCACGCGGCGAATGCGCGAGAACGGCGTCCCGATCGCGTAGCCGTGCTGCCGAACCGTAATGATTCGCGGCATGCGGCCCTGCCGCGCAACGTCGCGCAGGCGCTCGAGCTCGCCCGCTGCCTGCGATACGTAAGGCGCCGCAGCGGACAAGTCGCGATTGAAGATGAGCCCGTGCGCCACGGCCGAAAACTCGAGGTAGCGATCGGCGTTCAACGTGAACCAATTTGCGGTTACGCCGTCGAACGCCGTGAGCCGCCGCCAATACGGCACGCGGATGGGGTAGAGCCCCGACGCGATGAACGCGCCGATCGTGTTGAGCCCATCCGTGTGCGGGTAGCAGCGGATCGACGCTCCGGTGCCGCCGCCCGGGTCGAGCCCGCCCGTTTCGTCGAGCGCGATGATCTGCGGCGGGCCGTAGGTGATGAGGTCGGGGTAGAGCAGCACATTGTCGGCGTAGCCGTACGCCTGCCGAATCATCTCCGGCACATCGGTGAAGTAGGGCGGCGCGAGGTAGTGGACGACGCCGTCGCCGTCGAGGTAGTGCGGCGCCACGACGGGATCGACGTCCACGTCGATGCGGATGCCGATCCAGTCGTCGGGCTTCACCGCCACGCGCGTTGACAGCGCGGTTGGTGTCCCGGCGAGCACCCCGTGGCAGGCCGGCGAGAACCGCGCGTCCTCGAGCTCGTTCTGCGCGCGCCCAAGGAACTCGACGACGCGCGCCGCGACTTCGCTGGACGCAGTCGCGTCCATGAGATCGGCCCGAACGGCCGTAACAAGCTGCGCCGGCGTGCGGCTCACCTAAGCCCCTCCTGCGTGGGGCTAAGGTCAGCCCCCGATCTGCTTGAGCGCGAGCTCCTCGGCCTCTTCGCGCGAGAGTTTCGACCCGACGGTATCACCCCCGAGCGTCACGACTTTGAACTTGCCGCTCGGCTTGTCGTTCTTGAGCTCGGGCTCGAGCGCCGTCCGGCGTGCCTGCAGTGCCGGCTCGTTGAAGCCGTGCGCCTGCGCGATCGCCGCGAACGCTTCGTCGAACGTGACGCTCTCCTTCAGAAGATTCCCGTGCAGGTCGCGGATGCGGTAGAGCCCATCGGTCTGCCGCTCCGTGAGCAGCGAGCGCGTCACGTCGGTCGGCGAGACCTCGGCGCGAATCGCCGCGATCTTGCGCGCAGCCTCGGCCTCGGCGTCTTCGCGCGCCTTCGCGATGGCGAGCCGCTTGTCGCGCTCGATCCGCTCCTCATCGACGTTGAGGTTCGCTTCGCGCGCAAGCTCGTCGCTCACGCGGTTGCCGGCCTCGTCGAAATACTCGCCCGGTGCGTCCGGGTAGGTGATGATCGAGAAGTTGTTGCTCTTGTGCCGGTGGTGCGTCGGACGCCGCGCCCAGTCGATCGCCATGGTGGAATGCTCCGCTTACGGGTGGTGGTGGAGAGGCGCTCCCGGTCCTAGACCGAGAAGTTGAAGAGCAGCGCGTTGCCCTGGTCGACCGACTGCGGCCGATAGGCGATCCACGCGAAGCCCGAGCCGGCGCCAGGCGCCGTCGTGATCTCGAGGATGCACTGCTCACCCATCGCGAAGTCGAGCGGGAGCGTCGGCCGCACTTCGAGCGTCCGGCCGAGCGCCTGCGCCGCGGAGGCAGTCGAGAAGGTCTTGCCGCCGATGCCGTTGGTGCGCGTCGCCGTCGCGATCACGTTGCGACACAGACGCGCGACGAAGGCCGTCGCTGTGACCGCGACCGAGCTCACGACGAAGCCCCAGCTGTAGACCCGGAACGGGTGCGGACGCTGCAGGGTGATGCGATCCGCCGCCGCGAACGCTGCGACCGAAGACACTTCGATGAGGGCGTCGCCCATCGTCAAGCCGCTCATGCGCTTCTCCTCGTCCTGCGGGCCGCGCCCGCGATCTGATTACAGGCTGCCGAAGTAAACCGTCCGGCCGTAGCCGGGCGTGCCCTCGGGCCACACGTTGCCGATCTCGAAGAGGCCGAGCCAGCCGATGTCTTGGAAGCGGCCGAGATCGCGCGTCATGCCGACGCGGAGCTCGGGGTCCATGGCGCTCGCCATCGCAACTGCATCCGGCCCGAAGAAGAGCGCCTCGCCCGCAACGCCTGCCGTACCGACGGCGTTGTTGAGCGCGCTCGCGTGGTTCGAGACGATGATACGGAAGCCCTCGACGCGGCGCGGGAGCTCGCCGCTGATGAACGGCGTCGGGTTCGTCGGGCTGAGCCAGTCCTTGAACTCCGTGTCCGACAGGATGCCGCGCGCGGCCTTCACGGTGAGAATCGCCGTATAGTCGCCATCGGGGAAGGTCGGCGTCAGCAGCGTCCCGAGCATGTAGTCGTGGATCGTGCGGAGATCCGAGACGTTGAGGTTGCGGTTGCTCGTGAAGCCGAACGCGCCGTTGGTCGCGATCGAAAGCACGCCGGCGTTGAGCGACGCACGAATCTGCGTCTGCTTGAACGCGTCGGCCGCGGCCTTGTCCATCGTCAGGCGCAGCTGATTGCGGAGCGCTTGCTGCAGCTTGTCGCGCATGTCGAAGTACGCGAGCACCTGTTCCTTGGCCGTGAGCGGGATCTTGTAGCCCCACTCGGCCACCGTGATCGGCACGGTGTCGATCGCCGGGCGACCGTCGGGCAAGTTCACGTTCTCGGCGACGCGACCTGCGAGCGGCAGCTGGCCCACGCGCGTGATGTTGATGGTCTCGCCGGAGCGCCGACCGAGCCCGCCTTCGGTGTCGACGAACGGCATGAACTGCGAGTTGGCGATCGCCGACATGCGGATGTCGGCGGACAGCGCGTTGTTCTTGAACGTGCCGCTCGGAACGTCGAATTGCCACGCCATGCGTGACTACCTCCCGTAGATGCCCACTGCCCTTTGCGCTTCGGCAAGCTGCTCGCCGAAGCTCGGAATCTGCGGCGCGGTCGGCGCGCCGAGCATCGCCGGCGGCGTCATCGACGCGCCTGACATGCCGAACGTGCGGTCGACCACGGGGCCAGCGGCGAACGTCGGTGCCGCGGCGGGCACCCACGCCTGGCCGTTCCACATGGCGTATTGCGGCTGCGGTGCGGGCGCCGGCGCCTGCGCAGCCGGTGCTGCCGGCATCGCGCCGTAGCGCGGATCGTGCATGAAGCCGCCCGCGTACTGCGCGGGCTGTGCTGCCGCGGGCGCGGGCGGCGCTTGCGGCTGCCCCTGCGCAACGCCGACACGGCGCGCGATGCGCGCGTACATGTCGTGCCGGCGCGCGGGGTCGGACGCGATGAGGCGAAGCGCCTGCAGCGAAGTCGCGCCCACCTCGGTCGCTACGGCGTTGACGACGCCCGAGAGTGCCGCCGCATCGACGCGCACGACGCCCGGGTAGTAGGCGAAGAGCTCTTCGAAGAGCGGCGTCGTCACCTGATTGAACTCGACCTGCGCGCGCTGCTGCTCCTGCTGAGCCGCCGCCTCGGGCGCCGGAGCCTTGAGCCGCTGCTCGATCGCCCACGTCTGCCGCGCGTCGCGGGCATTGAGCCACGTGTTGAACTTCTCGGGCTCGAGCATCGCATTGGGCATCGGCCCCGGGTCGGGCGGGCCCTGCGCCTGCGCCGGCGGCGCGCCGATCTTCTCGAGCGCCTGCGCGATGCGCGCGTTGGTCTCCTGCGTACCCGTAAGCAGCGCCACGAGCGCCGGGTCTGGGCCGGGCGCGCGGGCGAACTGCGACGGAAGCGGCGGCGGCGCGTAGCTCGGCGCGGCCGGAGCCGGAGCCTGCTCCGCGGCGAACTCTTCGTGCGAGTAGAGCTTGAAGCCCGGGTGCGCCGAAATGGGCGTGATGCTCGGCGCCGGAGCCACCCCGTAGGGCGGCGGTGCGTGCGGAGCCGCCGGCGCAGCCTGCGCCTGCGGCGCGCGCGCAGTCTGCATCTGCTGCGCGAGCGTCGGAACACCGGCGGGAGCGGTTGTCGGTAGCCCTCCTGCCGCGACCGCAGCGCGCGCCGCGTCGAGCGTCGAAGGCGGCTGCGCAAGCGGCGCCGCCGGACGAGAAATCACGCCTTGCGGCGCGTTCGGTTGGGGTGTCTGAGGAGCCGCCATAACAACTCTCTCCTGTCTCGCGGGTGGTGGTCGAAAGCCATCCTCACGAAACTCAGCGAAAGCTGTCAAGCCCCTGGCGGCGCAAAGCGCGCCGACATCGCACGCCGACCGCGCTCGACCGAGCCCTCGAGCTCGGCGAAGAGGCGAAGAATGGCCGACCGCTCCGCCCATAGCGCAATCGCGGCTTCGCCTGTCAGACGCCCTTCGTCGAGCAGCACCCGCGCCTGCCCGTCGATCGCAGCGAGACGCGTCTGCGTCGCAGCCGCCAAAATGTCGGTTGCCTCGAGCGCCGCCGACGCACCGCGAATGAGCGCCAGTTGGCGAAGCTCTTTCGTCCCATCCTTCGGATCAGGCACCGCCGGCTCCGATCTGCGGGGGTGCCGGCGCAGGGCCCTGCGGATTGCGCGGCGCTTCGCCAGCCTGACCGGCCTGCGCCGCCGCGGTCTGTCCCAGCTGCGCCATGAGCGCATCCTGTTGAAGCTCCGCCGGCGTCTTGCGGAACGACTCGGAGTCGATGCCGAAGAGACCGATGATGCGCTGCGTGAGCCGCGCCACGGAGTACGTCTTCAAAAATTCCTGCGTCATCAGCGGGTTCTGGAAGATGAGCCCGAGCATGCCGATGAGATCTTGGAGCTCGACCTTGCGGCGCATCTGCCCCGAGATCGCCTTCACGCGCAGCGCAATGCGCCGCTGGAAGAAGTCGGCGCGCCGAAGAATGAGCGCGGCGAAACGCTCGGGGCCAAGCACCGCCTGCATGTCGATGTCGTCCGGGGTGAGCGCCTGCAGACCCGTCAACCAGACGAGCGAGATCACGCGATTGAGCACCTGCTCTTCGAGATCGCTCGCGATGTTGAGGAGCATCTGCTGCGCACCCTGCATCGCGCCGCTGATCTCGCGCGCAGTCTTCTCGCCGGGCGCGAGGTTGCCGAGCGCGATTTCATTCGTCGCCGCAGCGTCCTGCTCGAGCTTGCCGATGGCCTGCCAAACTTGGAAGACCTGATCGTTCATCCGCCCCGGCTCGAGCGCCTGTAGCGGCTTCGCATTTGTCGGCGCTCCGCGCTTCGCCTCGTAGGCCTGCCCGGGCCGCACGCCATTCGCGAGATCCTCGGGATTTTCGAGGAGTTCGGGGAAATACACGTAGGACGGAATCGACGAGACGCTGACCCCGTCGAGCACGAGGTTGGTGAGCTCCTCGAAAGTCCCCGATAACTGCTCGAAGAGCTCGACGTAGCTGCGCCCGTAAATCGACCCTGGCACGTCGAGCATCGGCGCCGCGATGATCCAGTCCTGCCCGTGCCAGTAGGGGTTGATCTCGGGGCTGCGAATGATCCAGTTGTCGTTGCACTGCACGACGACGCAGTTGGAGAGAACCTCTTTCCCATTCGCGTCGAGAAGCACGCCCACGTACTCGACGATCTTGGCGGTCTTGCGCGCCGGCCCCTCGTCGTAGCGCGGCTCGCCCGTCTGCTGCCCTGCGTTGAACTGCGCGTTGTCGGTGCGGTGCGAGCCGCCAGCGAGCGCCTGCCGGATCGCCGCAGGGTCGTAGATGGGCTTGCCCTGGACGTCGCGAAGCGTCGCCCAGCGCTCGACGACGTGTGCGTCGGTCTCGTACTCGCGGATGCGGTAAAGGCCGCGCCCGGTCGGGTCGTAGTAAAGCTCCTCCGGGTCGACCGCGTCGACACGCACGCGTCCCGATTCGATCGTGACGGAGAGCGCCACCATTTTGGTCGCGCCCCACTTGAGCGCCGTCCCGATCGGAACCGAGAAGCTGACGGGGGAGCCGTCCTTCGTCGTGCCTGCCCGCGAGAGCAGGTAGTCGACGAAGGGTCGAACGATCCCCTCGAGTCGGTTGCCCGGGTCGAGCGGGTCGTTGAAGTCGTAGAGCCGCTCGGCGTTGTCGAGATGCCCGCGGATCGTCGCGGCGAAGCGCTCGACGAAAAGCGGGACGCGCGACACGCGCTGGTCGGCCTGCCAATCCTGCTTCTCGGAGCTCGCCGCGCTCCGGCCCATGTAGGCGTCGAAGTTGCGGCGCCACTGATAGGTGACCTTCTCGCTCGAATCTTTCGCCTCGCGCGCCGCGCGCAAGCACTCCGAGACGTAGCGTGCGAGCGGACTCTTGTTGTCGCGCGCGGGCCCGTAGGCCGCGGTTGCTGCGCGCTTTTGCTGCGCCGAGTAGGCGAAGACCGCCGGAAGGCGAGACGGCGTCTGCGGCGCAGCCATTAGGGATTCCCCGGCTCGAGAGCGGCGACACGCTCCTCGAGCTCACTCGTCCGCGTGACGAGCCCACGAATGAGACCCGTGAGAACGGCGTCGAGCGTTGCACTCGTCCGGCACCACGGACATTCGATGTAAAAAAACTGCGCACCGCGGCGACGCGGATGCGGACGCGGCTCGAGACGATCGAGATTCCAGTAGTGCGGGCACGACTCGAGCGTCCAGCCCTCGGGCTTGTCCGCCACGTAATCGACGCCGTGCGGCGTCGGCTCTACCGGGCTCGCCCCCGCGCTTGCCTCCGGCTCCACCGATTCACCCCCGCGCGTTCTGCAAACTGCTCGAGCGACTCTCCGCCCTTGGGTAGCATGACGCGCCGATCCGGCGAAGGCCAATAGCCCGCGTGCTTCGGCCGCGCCTCCTCGCCCTCGCGCAGCCGCTTGGCGATCTCGAGCGCGTCGCCGGTTGGAAACCACTTCGCCGCGGCGTAGCCGAAGGCATCGCCCGGATGCGAGTGCTGATCCTTCACCGGCTCGTTGCCCACGACGCCGCTCTTGTTCTTCGGGAAGTGCCACCCGCCGCGGAGCGCGAGGTAGAGCAGCGATGCGTTCGTCGCCGAGACGCGCACGAAGCCCATGCCGCCGTTCATGCGCCGAAGCACCGCGCGCGCCGATTGGATGCGGTCGTCGGTCTTGGGCGGGCCCGGAGCCCAGAGCCCGCCGAGTCCCTGCAAAATCATCTTGACCGCGATGCTGCGATAGCTCGCTTGGTCAGGCGTCTCGCCGTTGGGGTCGCCCGTGTGCAGCAGCATCCCGTCCTTTGCGAACCACGGGGCGTGGCCGGTGAGAAGCCCAATCACGTGCGCTTCGATGATCTCCGCGACGCCCTGCCGCTTGCCCACAAACGCATACAGCTGATCCCAATGGCCGGCGGGCGTCAGCTGCGAAACAAGACAGGTCGGCGTATGCCCGAAGTCCCACGCCATGCGAATCGGAACGTCCTCGAGGAACGGAAGCGGCCCACGCACGAGGTGGACGTCCGGGTTCCACTGTGCGCTGGTGACGCCGACGCCTTTCTCGGCGACGCCGAACTTCCCCTCGACGAAACGCGCCGCGAGATCCTGCCGACCCATCTGCACGTAGGTCTTCATCAGCCGGTTGTAGTAGCCCTGCCCCGCCGGCAAATTCGCAAGGTTCTCCGGGCTCGCTGTCTTCCACAGCTTGAAGCCCGGCATCTGCTCGGGGAGCAGATCTTCTTTCGGCGACGGCGCGAGCCCCGGATCGACGAAGTTGCGGTAGGTCCAGTGCGTCTCGTCGGGATTGTTGGTCGCGAACATGAGCTTGTACCAACGCATCTTCTTCTGGCGGAGACGTCCCTGCAGCATGCCGAACGCCGACTCGGGAATGCCGCCGTCCTCGTTGGCCGGCGCCGCCTCATCGACGAACGCCCCGGCAAGATCCATCGAACGCAGGCGATCGACGTCCTCCTCGTTGTCGAGGCCGAACCAGTAGATACCGCCGCCGCCGAGCTCGTCGTGCCAACGCCAGTAACGCTTCTGCGCCTGATAAACGCCGAAGCCGCGGAACCAGTTGAAGAACTCTTTCTGCGTCGTGCGCTCGAGATCCACGAACGTCGTGCGGATGAACGCGTGCTCGGCGCCGGGGTTGTGCTTTTGGTGGTAGAACGAGGCCCAGCAGAGTGCCGCGCTCTTGCCCTCGCCGACGCGACACGAGAAGAGATCCGCCTCGTAGCGCGACGTGATCGCCGCGTGTTGCGTCGGGTTCGCGATGAACTTGACTTCTTTGTCTTGCGTCGGGTCCGCGGCAGCCATTAGACCGTTGCCTCCCGCCGCACGATCTTGGCCGTGATCTCGCCGCTCCGGTCTTGATCGTGTGCCTCGTCGAGATTGGTGACGATCTTGAGCGAGCGCGTCGTCGAGTGCTTCTGCTTCGGAGGCTCGAGATCGGCAAGACGCGTCAAATGCCGGAACGCCCCCAGCTGCGTCGTGTTGTCCTCGACGTCGCAGACCACCTCACCCTGGTGGAAGATCGTCTTCTTCGCTGTGAGGAGCTCAGCGCCCTTCACCGCGAGCGCGATCGGGTCGACGCCCACCTGCCGCAGCGCAAGCGCGAACGCGCGCCGCGACGTCTGCCCTTCCGTCACCTCGCCGCTCGCGATGGCGCGCACCTGCGAGAGCGAGAGCTTCACCTCGCGCGCGATGTCCGCATACGAGGCGCCGGCGGCGCGCCGCGACAAGATGTAGGCGATGCGCGGGTCGATCCCCGGCACGACCATCGCGGGGCGAAGTCCTTGCGCGCGACACGAAGCGCACGCCGGCGGAGGAGCTTGCGGATCGGCGGAGAGCTCGACGCCTGTGAAATCTTCTGCCGGGCGCATCGTGTGGCATGCCGGACAGTGCAGCAGCCCGAGCTCTTCCTCCGCAGCGACGACGGGGGCTGCGAACTCACCCGCCTGCGCGACGAAGGCAAGTGCCTCCGCGCGGGAAATCTTGCGCGCTACCGGCTTCGCGTCTCCCATCTCGACGATCTTCTGCGTCGGATCGAGTGCGCGCACGAACTTCCGGTGCTCGCTCGCCTTGGCCTTGGCCTTCTTACGCCCGCTCGCGAGGTTCGCTTTACGCGTGCGCGCTACCGCGCGCTTCTTCTTCGTTCGCGCCTTCCTGCGCCGCTGGGCCGTCCGCTTGGAGAGGGTGGGCATTGCGAACGAATAGCGCGCTACGGCTTCGCCCGCTGACGCTTGCGCTTCGGGGTGGGGGAGACATGCGTCCAGCCAAGATCCGCGTTGAGCAGAGCATCCGTGCAACGCTGACCGAACGCGAACAGGACACTGCCGAACGTAGAGCGCGCCTTGAAGCCGTCCGCTCGCGTGAAGTGGAGTCGATCACGTAGCAGCGTCACGGCGTCGCACTCAGCGAGCGCACGCTGAAACCAGCGGACCTCCGTGCGTGCCGGAAGCAGCAGCAGCCCGTCGCCGTGCGCGATCATGCGCTCGACGAACTTGCCGGCGGGCGGTCCATGCGGCGGGTTGCACCAGACACGCCCGCTCCAGTCAGCGCGCTCTCCATCGCTCCACAGAAACCGATTGGCTGGCACCCACGGCACAGGCGGCTGCGGCGAGGCGACATCGAGATCGAACGTGAGTCCAAGCGCCTTGAACAGTTCGGGCGGCGTGTACCACTCGACCGTCTTGCCTCACTGTGCTTCGTAAACGCTCATCGCCACACGCTCGGCTCCTTGCTGCGTCTCATCGCTTGGCCTTTCGCTTCGGGGTGGGGTTGCGGCGGACGTACTTGCGCATTCTCAAAGTGGTGGTGTCGCAGTAGTCGGCGCACTCTGACTTCGCGCAGTCGCCGAAGAACCAACCACGCATCGAGTAGCCGCTGCTCGGCGGGTACTCGTACTCGGCAACCCACACGCTCGGCTCCTTGCTGCGTCGTCGGCGCGCGGTCATGGCGTGTCTCGCAGGGACTTCAGGTGTGCTGCGATGTCCTCCATGATCTCAGCGGCCTCCGCTTGCGTGATCCGGTGGTTTTGCCGCTTGCCGTCTGCGTCCGTGAACACCAAGACGAAGTAGCGAACGCCTTCCTTGCTCATTCCCCGCACTCCCGCGCGCAGGCGGCGCGGATGAGATCGCCGACGGCCTCGCCTGCTAGCGCGCTGTCCGCAATGACTGCCGCCCGCTCGCAGGAGCAGCGCTTCTCGCGCGTGGCGGCTTCGAGGGGCTCGCGCAGGCACTCGTTCTCGGCGCGGAGGGTGAGCACGTCGGTGAGCGACGCGCTCAGGTACTCGTCGTTACAGCCCTGGAAGTACCCGGTCGCGGCGAGGCTGCACGCGGTGAGGCGGAGCCGTTCGACTTCGGCGGCTCGCTCCGCCGCCTCCGCCCGCTGCACCGCGGCGTCGCGCTCGGCCTCGGCGTCGCCACACATCTTGTTCAGCCGTCTTGCGTCGCCCTGCCAAGCGTCGCGCTCGGCGGCGAGGGCGAGGATGCGGTCGCGCATGTCCGCGCTTAGATACGAATGTGGGCAGTTGGGGTCGATGCTCGGCGAGAGCACACGATCCAGTGCTGCCCACTTGTCGTCCTCGCTCTCTGCTGGCGCAGAGGCAGGCTCGTAGTCCGCGAACGTCGGGCGTGGGCCGTCGTAGGGCACCTGCTCGCCGAGCACGAGGTTCGCGAGCCGGTAGGCGTCCGCGATGTACCAGCGCTCGCGATTCGGGTGCAGCGCCATCGAACCGTCGGAGCGGCGCTGACCTTCGGAGAAGCATTCGACCAGTCGCTTCGCGATGTCCTTCGCGCTTGGCGCAGGAGCCCCCGCTGCCCTTTCGGGCAACCCAGCCTCGGGAGGCTGAGCCCGGCAACTCGGCGGCCCCTGCGCGTGATCCGCATGCGGGCAACTCTCTGGCGTGCCATCACAGCCGACGCGATGCGGTGCGCCTTCGGCGTGCTCTCCAACCTCGGGAGACCCCTGCGCGCTCTCGCACATGAGCTTTGCGATCTCCGGCGACACCAGCTTGCCGTCCTGAGTCACCAACTCGCCCAACTGCACCAGCCTTCCCTGCGCGCTCTGCGGGGTGTGGGCGGCAGCGCAACTCGGGTGGAACTGGCCGAGCCCGTTGTAGATGCGCTGCGCACCGAGTGGCTGACCGCAGCCTGCGCAGCGGGTTGCATCGGCGGTTACGCGCTTTTCGTTGCTCATCGCTTCACCGGAAGCAACGCTTCTTCGTGCATTTGCGCGAGCCAACGCTGCACTTCGTCGTCTGCGAGGAGCGCACGGATCGCGGACACGTCGAGCGGATGGTCCGCGTTCGGCGTCGTGGCCTCGTCCGCATGGACAACGATCGAGCCGAGCTTCACGAGCAGGCGCAGCGGCGGAGCTTTGTGGGGGAAGCGACCGCCCGGTGCGATTCGCGGCGTACGGATGCGGAGCTTGGAGCGTGCCATAGAAACCTCGAGGTGGTGCGAAACCCGTAGCACTGCGGGCGGCGTAAGCAAGGCGCGCGCAGACCTAATAAGTCGTTTGCCACGTGCGAGAGCGGGATTTTTCGGAGCGGGGTGTCGGAGAAAGGGATTTTGGAAGTGGCGTCGTGGGCGGGGCCCACCTTCGCACGGCGGCTCGAGGGGCCCCGAGTGGGGGGCGCCGGCGGGTCTGACCCGATCGGCGCGACCGAAGCGCGCTTGGCATGGCCGATACATTAGGCAACGTGCATGCCAACGTCCGCCGCGCCGCGTCACGGTTTCGATGCGAAAGCGCCGATAAGGCCCAATCTGTCAAATTGCGCAGCGTTCCCTAATCCCTAATTAGTCTGCGCACTTGCGTTGCTTTGTTCCGAAATGATGCCGAATTATAGGTGCGTCATTTTTGCGAGCACGACGCGAGACGACGTTGCGGCATGTCCGACGCGTCGGACGCGCTGCCGCGCAGCTGCGGCGTTGACCGCGCGCGTTGGCATACCGCTTGCGAGGCGTCGACGCGGCGCTGCGGTGCAGTGATTAGGTACCTAATGAGTTGGCACGTGTTTTGAATGCACCGATTCGGCGCGCCCCGGTCTAGTTAACACTGATTGTCATCTTGCCAAAAACATTCTTTCCTCATAATCAAAATAGTTTCTTGACCTTCCCTACTTCGTGTTAAAGTGATTCCAACAAAGCGCCGCCAAGGCGCATGGGAGACGCACGCACATGTTCGACATTCGCGAAGCCTTCACACACTCGCATTGATCGCGCCGCCGCTTGCCGCGGTAGTTGTCATGCCACTCGCCGCGCTCGCCGCTTGGGTACGCGACGAATTGTCGCGCCACTTCTCGCGCAACGGAGGCTTGCTTTTCTTTCGCTTCGGCCGCTTCGGTGGAAGCGTCTACCTAGCACGGGCGCCGAAGTAGGGGAGCACACCGCGCCATGTCCCCTCGCCGCGCCGACCATTTTCAAAATGGCCCCAATCGTGTTGGGGGGAACCCGGCGTCGCGAGCCGATTTCGTCACGTTTCGGCACCACTGCGAAACGTCATTAGCCCCCATTCCTCTACTTCTATTCTCCTATTAGAGAGAGAGAGAGAGGGGGAGATAGAACTAGGGG